ATCGTTCACGAACGCAATGTAATTCTTCTTCATTTTTTATTCCTTGGTTTGGTTTACTTGGACAGGCTCTTGTTGGCTTTCGCCTTGATCTTCGATGCAGTCGAAGGCGAGAGATTTCCCGCTTTCACTTGCTGAGTTGCACGCGCTTTGGCGTTTGCAGCGTGATTTTTGTCAGGCATTGGATATTTGCGGCTTCCCGGCATTCCAAAAGAGGAATCAGGAAGTGCATTACGTTTCTTTGCAGTCAGAACACTCATTTTGATCTCCAGTATAAATAGGTGTGGCTCAACCCTCTAAAGCGGGGTTGCCACGGGTGTGCTCAACATCACAACCAATCCATTCAGTTATTCACCCACACGGCAAATGCCTTCCTTCCAGTGTCCTACACTGGCTTACTCGTGGTTATTTCCATCATGGACAAGAGTCCCACTGTCCCTTGGTAGAGAGTAGTGATGGTTGCTGTTTATGCCGGGGTTATATGCGCCACTCCCGGCTAGGCTTTGCATAACTTATTCTTATTTTGGGTGGAACCGATTGGATCGCCTCTCTCATTCGATCCCATTTCGCTGTCCCGGAAACAGTTAGAGGTACGTTACTTGGCCGTTACTTGGTGTGGGCCGATTCCCACTCGAATTTACCTCACCAAAGGTTGCGCCCTTGGCTTTCACAGTTGCTAACATCAGTTCCACTCAAAATAACTCCCCCGAAGGGGAGATGTTGCTTACTTCGGAACGGTATCTTCGTCCGAGCAGCCAACCAGTTCTTTGCGGTAGCCGCAGTAACGTGTCGATTTATCGTCGAAGCCGCCATTCATTTTTGGTAGGATACCATGGCAAGTTACCAAGCCATTGGTATTACTATCCGATGGGCGGCAATCCAAGAACATACCTTTGGCCGTAGTAAGTTCGCCAGTGCGATCATCCTTGCCATTTGGGAAGGAACGATTGTAGAACTGCTTGGCATTGGTTTCAGCCAGTTGACGTTCTTCAGCCGACAGAGCATGCACACCTTCGGTGATGTTGGCAGTGATCTTGGCTTCGTTGGTCTGCTTGCCACATCCGGTCAGGCCAAGTGCTGCAAAGGCAGCGAATGCACAGATAAACAGAATCTTTTTCATAATCTTCTTTCTTATTTGGATTGGTTATTTCTTGATGTGCGGGTTACGCTTCTTCACTGAGTTGTAGATTATTCTGGAAATTATCCATACCACTACTCCGATGAGGAAGATCCAGGAGATGATAGACGAGAACGCTATCACCCCCAGAACGAACACCACCAAGACGATGGCAACAACTAAGCTACCAAGTGCCTTGATGAAGTTCACGATTAGCCACCGAACAGGCTGGCTACAGGTGCTTTGGCCGGAGCTTCAGCAGCTTCGACTTCCACAGGGGCTTCAGCTTCTGCTTGTACTTCTTCCGTCACTGCTGTAGCAGGTGCTGCTGCATCTTCAACGACGGCTTCTGGAGCCTCTGCAGCATCGCCTTGGGCTTCGGCTGCTGGTTCCGAGTCTTGACGAGTGGCACGTACCATCAGGACGCCGCCCAGTGCTGCACCGACCGATTCCAGGAAGTCAGCGAAGTTGTCTTCGCAGTCTGCATGGCTCACAGGACGATCCGTGATTTCCAGTTCAACGCTGATACCGTTGTCCTTGCGGCCATTGGTGAAGATCATGGCAACGTCTTTGCCACGCAGGTTGACTTGGGTGCCCAGATATTGACGGACTGCTTTTTCGATGTCGCTTTGTTTCAGGATGATGTTCATTTCGTGCTTTCTATTTCAGTTGATGTGGTTGCCTTCTTGGCTTTACGAGCCTTTCTGGCTTTCTTGTTACGACGCTCTCGCTTCTCTTCCTCAGTACGATGAGTTGGGTACTTGAGGTCGTTTGGCTTGAGTTTGTGTTGCTCGATGTAATCGGCACACGTACGCAGGAATGCAATGGGATCCACTCCATTCCCGATACGTGCTGACCAGTTTTCCAGTCTGCCTAATACTCCGTTCTCCCAGCGATCAAGTACCGCCCTCACGCTACCAGTCTGGTGATCATGATCCAATACAGGATCAGTGATAACCCGGCCAGTCAGGGGAGACAGAGTATACTGTTCCATCATTGCTTGAGTGCGGTACTCTTTCAGGGATTTGGCAGTCAGCCGTTGCATTATGCTACTGGAGCTTCAGCAGGCTTTTCTTCTTCAGTATCAGTAGAAGGTTTTACTGCTGCGAATGGCAGAGTGCCAAACAGGTTCATGGCTGCATGGATTCCAGTCTGGAATGCCAGCAGGACATTGCCTTCCATGATCATGGTGACCTTCTCAGCATTCTCACCTTCACCTTCTACGGTCATCTCGACGCCAGCAGGCATGTTGAACAGCTGCTTCAGATCATTGACATTGGCTTGATGCCAGTGAACCATCAGGCCAGCAAAGTCATCGATAGATTCGATCATGCGTTGGACGGGTGCTACAGGGGCTTGAGCTTGTTCTTGCATTTGATTCTCCAGAGAGTGAGACCCCTAAGGGTCTCGTTTGATTAGGCGCCGAACAACGACGACTTCGGTTTGCCAGCAGCAGGAGCACCAGCTTTTGGTGCACCTGCAGTACCACCGGTCTTGGTGGACTTATCACGGGTGACGCCGGTCCACTTGGCTTTCCAGGTTTCGTAGAACACTGGGGTTTCTGCCTGAGCACGGATTTCTGCCGTGGTCATGTGGTCCTTCGTGCGGAAGAACTTGTCCACTTCGTTCTCTTCACGCGTTTCGCCGGTTGGCTGGTATACGCCTGCGTCATCCTTCTTCGTCTTGTCAACGATCTGTTTGATGATGCCAGCGGTGATCTCCTGACCATGCAGATCGGTCAGGCATGGCACCTTGGTAGGTACTTCAGCTTTGGCGGTTGCGTTATACAGATTGATGGTTTTCTCTTCGGTTTCCATTTCCGACAGTTCCTTGCCGATGGACAGCAGTGCAACCGAGTTTGCGATTAGGAAGCCTGGCAGGTACTGGTCGTCGCCGTTCTTGTCCTTGTAGGTATTCTTGTTGCCTTTGGCATCACCACCAGTAACCCAGAAGGTCTGCTTCAGTTCTTCTTTGTTCGGGCCATTGAAGACGAAATTGACCGACAGAGCGCCGGAGTCAGATTTCTTCAGGTAGGCCAGTGCGATCTTGAAATCCATCAGGCCGGAGTCCAGAGTACGCCCACCACCGATGCTGTCGGTTTCGTTCTTGATAGTGTCATTGGTTTTGAGATTTGCGAGCATGTTCATGATATGTTTTCTTTCGTTTTAGTTTGGTTGGGGGATTTGATGCCTAGGCTTATTCAGCATAGTAGGAATGGAGGCGGTCCAAAACCAATTGCACATCATTGTCGATGTAGGTTTCCGTTGCACCGAACAGACCAAGTGGTCCACGGATACGTTCGTCTTTGGTTTCCTTGGTCAACTTGCACTGGAATACGTGCTTGTAGCCAATGGCTTCTTCTTCAGGGGTGATGTTTAGCAGAGGGGACTTGCAGTCCTTCAACTGTTTCATGGACACTTTCTTTGCTGCAAGGACGATCGAGAAGTAGGATTCAATCCCGTTATTCTTCAGCGATCCCTTCACAGGAATCTTGGTTTCCATAACCATTTCACCTTCGTTCATCGTGTCGGCTGTGTGAGCCAAGAAGATGACATTCTTCGTGGACTTAGCAACGTACTGCTGCATCAGAGTCTTGAAGTACTGAGCATAATTGCCCCAAGCTGCCATCGTGTTGGCTGAGCCATTCACGTACAACGACTCGTACATCTCCATCAGATACGTCTGGGTATCGATGACGATGGTATGGATTTCTGGGACGGTCTCTGCGTGATCGAATGCCTCGAATACTTGCAGTGGATCGGTGATGATGAACTGTTTGAACTTGGCTTTGAATGGCAGTTTCTTGCCAGCTTCGCAGTTCAGATACATCACGCCTTCTGGGTTCTTGAGACCCATCAGTGCTGCTGATTTGCCGGTAGCGGATTTGCCACCAATCATAATCAGGTTGTCATTTACTTGTTGATCGGACATTTTGATTCCTTTTTAAACATTCAAAGAAGAGCCGGAGGCTCCTATTATTGGTTACGGACGTTTTGCAATTGCCTTCATTACGGACACCATGATAGTTCCCATAACTTCTGCTTCGTCCAATTTGTCAGCAAGTTTCTCATTTAAGGATAGTACTTTTTGCCGTACCTTCTCAAAATCGAAGCCGCCATCAACCAAGATCATTGCGTACCGCAAGACCATGTTGTTTCTGTTGCCATCGCCGGTGTTATTAATGATCCAGCGTTCGAGGTTGTCCATCGATTGCTGATCGTTCATGAGTTGCTTGCGCTCCTCATTCTTGCTGGTCTTCGGAATGAATGGCAGTGCGTCGAGGACGATACCATCATTGAATTCCAGATTGCCTGCGTTGGTCATCCACTTGCGAGCACGCTGGTTCGTTGCAGCATCCACTTCAAATGGAAGCCACTCGAAGATGTTGCTCATGAACTCTTTGAACTCACGGGCATCCAGCTTCAACTCGTAGTTGATCGGCATCACGATGCGGAAGCGATGCTCTTCATCCGTGTGGCGCTTGGTGGTGTACATCAGGTACTTGTAGTCCTTTAGCAGCATGCGAACAGTACTCATGTTCACACCACCATCAACGTCGATCACTACCATACTGAAACCAGCAATGGCATTCTCTTCGTTGCGATAGCCACCAGTCAGATGGTGATTAACCCAGTGCATCGACGGCTGCAACATCAGCTTATCGAGTTGATCAAAAGGAGCACGCTCATTCTGATACTCCTCGGTGATGTCATTGCTGTACGAGAGGATCATACGGTTGAGGTCACTGGCTTGCAGTGTCTCCCCACGGATGAACTCGATACCATCAGCAAAAGACTTCTTGATGATGATATTGTTCTTGTATCCGTAAGCCGTAGCCAGCGTCATCATCTCTGATTTCGCACCGGCTGCACCACGATAGAACGGCAGATCTTCCACCAGATCAGCTTGGGTCACATCACGCTTACACGTTGCGATGTACTTTGCCAAACGAACGTATGGGCGATCACGCGTCATCATCAGGTCGAATGCCTCGCCAGATTCTTCAGCCAGCTTGATGGCATGGTGCAGATGCTCCACCGTCAGTTCCGAGGAACCATCGATGAATGCATATGCTCCTGCCAGCTTGAGAGCCTTGAAATAGCGGTGACTGATTTCAGCCTTCTTGACTTCTTCGTGTTCCGACATAGCTTTCGCACGCTTCTCACACTTGATCCGATACTCGATCAGTTCAAGCGAAGTAGCTTTCGTCATCAGCAACTTCTTATCGACGTTGATGATGTCTGCCAGATGGTCCAGCTGATCACTCAGAGATTCCAAGAACTTGTTGCTGGTCTTGTCTGTCAGTTGGTCATATACTTGCTCTGGCGTCAGTTCTACGTCTTCTTTTGATGGTTGGCTGTAGCCGAAATAGCATCGACGTGCATAGCCGGTATCCAACATGCTGTGCATCTCTTCCTCTTCCTTACCACCGTTAAACAGTTTGGATGGAGTACCGAAAAGCATCATGTTGGTGGGTGTTTGCCCTACGATTTCTTCGTTACGAATACTGTCAGCGGTGTTCTTGATGAGCTTAGACTTGATGCGGCCCACGTCATACAGTTCCAAGAACGTTGTCAGTACATCGACGTTGCTCAGTAAGTTACTACCGATCTCATCAATCTGCAGATTGACTGAACCAGCATTGGCCATCAGCAGTTTGTGACGCATCTGCTTCACTGCTGCCGGAGTACCAGAGTCGAAGCTGAATACTATGTTACCGAGGGAGTCAAACTCCTTCTGCACACGTAGCAATTCTTCATCTGGGTCTACGCCTTTGCGATTGGCTCGCTTCAGGGACAGCTTGGGCAGGTTCTGCTCAGCCAACAGAGGAAACGTCTCTTCCAAGAAACGTGTACGGAACTGATTGGTCACTTGCGTCTCGATGATGTTTGTCGAAAAGCCTTTGCCCGAACCAGATGTGCCCAAGTTAATGGCGTACATGTTTACTGGGATGTCCCCACGATCATGCGTGACGATGGTAGTACGCATTTGGGCAGCAATCAGACTGAAGTGATAGCCAACCAGTACGCGGAAGAACAGCGGATTG